TCATTACTGGACCAGCAGGTTCAACTAAAACGTTTATGGCTGTTTATTGTGCTCTTAAAAAATTAAAGCAGAATGATGAGCTTGATTTACTTTATGTAAGAACAGTCATAGAAAGTGCTGAAAAGGGGTTAGGAGCACTTCCTGGAGATATAGATGAGAAGTTTAATCCATATATGGCTCCACTAGATGATAAATTAAGAGAGCTTCTTCCAGCTACAACTAGCGCTCGAACCGAATTAGTAAGAACCAAGAGGGTACAGGCTATGCCTGTTAATTTCTTGAGGGGTGCAAGTTGGACTAATAAAATCGTTATCGCCGATGAAGCTCAAAACTTTACATACAAAGAGTTAACTACACTTATGACTAGATTAGGTGAGGATAGTCAGCTATTTATTTGTGGCGATTATATGCAAAGCGATATTAATGGCAAAAGCGGATTTAAAGACATGTTTGACCTATTCGACGACGAACAAAGTAGGCAAAAAGGCATCCACTGCTTTTCATTTGGTCTTGAAGATATAAAAAGAAGCGCAATATTGTCATATATTATCAAAAAAATTAATAAAAAGCCAGGAAGCTAATATTCACGTGTAATACATTATATGTTTGGCAGTATAATGAACACCGTTATTGGTGCTGGCATAAAAGTCGGCGCTAACTTAATCAATTTCTGGTTAGAGCAAAAACGACAAGATCAAATGCTTCTTGCTGCCAGAGACAATGAAATGCTAAAAGCTCTCATAGATAACCAAAACAAAAGAGCTGATGATCCATTTGTAAAAGTTACAAGACGTATATTGTTTATGTCTATTACTTTTACCATGTGTTTTTTAATGATTTATTACGCTATGAATCCGCACATCACTTATGATGTCTTAATGCCAAAAGGTGATAGTGCTAAGTATGGTTTATTTGCATGGGTATTTGGTGGAGAGAGTTGGACCCAAGTACAGCTGACTGGGGGGTTGATGTTGGCATCATTTATGGATCTATGTTTTATGGTTATAGGTTTCTATGCAATTCCATCTAAAAAATGAAAAAATTTATAATATTTTTATTGTGTTCTCTTTTCCTATTTGGTTGTGTCAATAAACTAAAAGAGTTAAAGACAGAAAATAAAGTTCCTACAGTAGAAGTCGTATCGTTTAAAGAAGCTGATATTGATGATAGTGGGGATATATCGAAAGAAGAATTTAAAAATGTACAAGATAAAAGTAATATCGACCATTCCACCCCAATGTGGGGATTTTACGGGGTTATCGGCATGGTTGCTATTCTCTTAACTTTATCTCAAATTTTGAATATTAAACAAAAAAACACTACAAAATAAGTGTAACCATCAATAATGGACTGGTCAATTATATTATCTTCATGTATTGTCGCTGCAACTACCATACTTAGTATATTTATTAAAGAATTAGTTCAGGCTAGAAAAAGTAAACAGCATGCTTGTGTAGCAAAATACACAAAACAAAATGAAAATGTACAAAAAGCACTCGATTATGTATTAAATGAAATTGGTGTTGATAGAGCATATATTTATGAATTTCACAATGGTGATCATTTTTATAGCGGCAATCACCAGCAAAAATTTAGCTGCACATATGAATCGTTAAATTCTGGAGTAAGCTCAGAAAGTATGCGTTTACAAAATTTAAGAGTTAGTACATTTAATTCTTTCATAAAAGATGTATTGGGCTTACACGGTGAAAAATCATTTAGAATGCAAGATATAGAGCAAATCAACAATCCACTATTAAGAAATTGGTTGGAGGAGCGCGGTATTCGCTCTTCTTATGCATTTCCTGTTGAAACTCTTAATCATGGTGTGGTAGGCATATTATGCTTAGACTTCACAAAACAAAAAACAAAGCTTACAAAAGAAAATATATCATTAATTTTAAATCAATCAAAAATAATTAGTGGTTATTTAATTTAATTTAAAATAGAATTTATTTAAATAAGTTTTTATTATTTTATATGTTATCAACATATTGTCAACATTGTGGTAGTAAAAACGAATATAGTAGTGTAAAGCCTAAATTTTGCTCTAGTTGCGGTCAACCTCTAGCTGGAGATTTTAATGAGGCAAAAGTAGCTACTAAAACTCAACCTAAAGCAAGATCTGTAGCGCATATTGAAGATTATGATGCAGATGGTACAGATATTTTTGAAGTACCTCAGATTTCTAGACTAGAGTATGATATAGAGGTCTCTAACAGTTCTCAATTTACACTTGGGTCTATCATGCCAAGCCAACAAGAAATCGACTCCACATCAGTGAAAAAGCCGACTCGCAGAAGAAAGAGACCGGCTCCAAGAAAAAACGATGGGTAGACCAAGAAAAATTAGGTATGAAGATAAAGTTGACATAATTAACGAAGAAATTCGCAAGAGAAAAAACAAATGGTTTCTAGATTCGATGCCATGGATTTCTTTTGAAGATGTTGAGCAAATTATTAGATTGCATATTTACCAAAAGTGGGATAAGTGGGATCAAAAAAGAGAACTTAAACCATGGATTAATAAAATTATAACCAATCAGTTTAAAAATATCCTACGCAATTACTATTTAAACTTTGCTAAGCCTTGCAGTAATTGCCCATTTGATAGCTCTATTGGTGGGGAGCATTTGTGCTCGTTTACTAAAAGTGGAGCTCAAGATACAACTTGCCCACTATATGCAAAGTGGGCTAAGAGTAAAAAAAGTGCTCACGATGTAAAAATTCCACTTAGATTAGATGCTCAGGAATATGAAAATTCATCTTTTTCAGTAGACTCTTTTAATGTAGATAATGCCATAATTAAAGTACAAAAACAATTAAAGAACGATTTATCTGAAAGACACTATCAAATTTATGATATGTTATTTATTCAAAATAAAAGTGAGGAAGAAGTAGCTAAATTTTTAGGGTATAAAAGCAACGAAAAAGGTAGGACTGCTGGCTACAAGCAAATTAAGAATATGCGTAAATTTTTTAAAGAAAAAGTTATATCTATAATGCAAAATAAAGACATTATATTATGAAACTCAGCGAAGAACAAGAAAAATTTATAGACGAAAATTTTCAAAGAATACCAGATTTAATTGAGCTAACTAGAGCAACTTTTAAAGATGGTACGATTGATGGTCGATCCAAACAGGGTAGGGCGGTTAGGGCATATTTAGCATCCAAGGAAATTAAATATAAAACTGCCGTACATGAGACAGTCAAACCAATCGTATTAACTGAAGAACAAAAAAACTTTATAGAGCAGTACTCTCAAGACGGAATGAGTAGCTATCAAATTGCTCAGCTATTATTCCCAGATGATGAAGTAAAGAAACTGGGTAGAGAACAAAGAACAGTAGGTAACTATCTAGATGCAGTAAAAAAACGTAAACGAGAAGAAAATCGAGCAGAGCGTAATAAGTATGATGGTCCAAAAAACTTAGCTGAATGTATAGACAGAGTTAATCTTTATACTGATGCTGGCTTAACTGAGGGAGAAATGAAAGCTATGGAGAGAAAATCAATAGAATCTTTATTTAGATTTCTGAAATCTCCAAGATTTACACAGATTATCAGCAATTACCACAAAGAAGAAGATCAAGATTTATTTGAAGCTGAATTTATTCGAGCCACATGGGATAAGCCTGATTTGAGTGCGGATGAAATTAATTTATATGTTAATGTGTGTGTGGATTATATTAATTTAAAAAATATTTCTTCACATATGGAGAAGCTCAATAGAATGTTTGATGAAGCTGATGAACAACAAGAGTTAACAGTTAGGCTTTCTGAGTTGCTTAAAACAAAAAGTGAAGAATATAACCAATGTGAAAAGAGGCAGGAATCATTAATTCAGAGATTAGCTGGCGACCGAGCAAAAAGAATATCTCAACGTCAAGACCAAAACGCTTCCATACTTTCACTAGTCGAAAGCTTCCAGAATGAAGAAGAGAGAAAGTTAATGGTCAAAATGGCTAACATGCAAAAGAAAGCCATCAAAGAAGAAGCTGATCACCTTGAATCAATGAATGAGTGGAAATCTAGAATCTTAGGTATATCTAAAAGTGATGTCATCTAACTTTAAATGCAAAGTGTGTCATGAGGAATTTGACACTGAAAAAGGTTTACATATACATTTAAAAAAACATAAAATTGATTTGGCTACATATTATACCACATATTACCCAAGGAAAAACCTATTAACTGGAGATCCGTTACCGTTTAAAAATAAAGAAGATTATTTTAATAAAGACTTTTCAACTAGACAACAGTTAATAAAGTGGTGTATGTCTCAACCTAAAGAAGTTGCTGCAGAATATGCACTAACAAAATTAAAACAAAGAGTTGATGAAAAAAGTTTAAAGTATGCCCCAAATCATTTAGAATTAGCTATATCTAAATTGCCAAGTATTGATGTATTTAAGTATGCCTGTGGATCCTATAATGAGGCATGTAAAAGAATAGGTCTAAAGCCATTATTTGGTAACAATATAGATCAGTCATTTTTTGATGATGATAAGCATTTTGAAGATTTGAAAATCTTTATAGACACTAGAGAGCAAAAACCTTTAACTTTTAATGTGTCCGAAGATCTAAAACTTGATTTCGGCGATTACACTGTTGGGGGTGATGATTATAATTATACATATATAGATAGAAAATCTGATACTGACTTTAAAGGAACTTTATCGGGTGGTCTAGCTCGATTTAAAAGAGAACTTAAACGTGTAAAAGATTTTGACTCTTATTTGTTTATCGTTGTAGAAAGTGACTTAAACAGATTATATGTCAATAATAAATTTGGCCCTCATAAATCTAATCTAGAATTCGTTTACCACAATATGAGATTGATAACTCATGAATTTGCAGGACATTGCCAATTTGTATTTACGGGTACTCGCGCTAATTCTCAATCTGTAATACCTAAGATCTTAAAGCTGGGAAAGAAGCTTTGGAATGTAGATTTACAATACCATATCGATAAACATGGCTTGGAGTGAAGGTAATCAAAGTCGTCGAGCAAAGGACGATATTAATCAAGAAATATTAAATTTAGAAGGTTTTTTAGACGAAAACGAAGCTAAGCAGAATTTATATAAATTCTTAAAAGACAATATCACATTTACAACAAGTTTAATTGGAGGTGTAGATTTGTTTCCTTTTCAACATATGGCTATTAAGGCTATGTTTGAAACTGATTATTTTATGGGGGTATGGAGTCGTGGTATGAGTAAATCATTTACTACGGGAGTATATGCATTTCTAGATGCCATATTGCACCAGGGAGTAGAGATTGGTATATTGGCAGCATCGTTTAGGCAATCAAAACAGATTTTTAAGAAAATTGAAGATATCGCTGCTAAGCCAGAAGCTAGAATGTTAGCTAATTGTATAACCAAAAAATCCAAAAGTAATGATGAATGGTTGATGGAAATTGGAAGAAGTAGAATCAGAGCTCTGCCTTTGGGTGATGGCTCTAAACTTCGTGGTTTTCGTTTTCATAGAATAATTATTGACGAGTTTTTATTGATGCCTGAGAGAATTTACAACGAGGTTATCGTTCCTTTCCTTTCTGTTGTTGAGAATCCCACTCAAAGAGAAGATTTATATAACCTCGAAACTAAATTGATCGAGCAAGGCAAAATGACTGAAGAGGAGAGGTATATTTGGCCAAACAATAAGTTGATTATGCTGTCGTCTGCCAGTTACAAGTTCGAATACATGTATAAACTATATACTCAATTTGATGATTTAATTCAAAATCAGACTGACAAAGCTACTAGATGTATTATGCAGTTTTCATATGATTGCGCACCCAAACAATTATACGATCAAAATTTGATTACTCAAGCAAAAGCTACTATGAGTCAATCTCAATTTGAGCGTGAGTTTGGAGCATTATTCACAGATGACAGTTCGGGCTACTTTAAAACATCCAGAATGGCTGCATGTACTGTGGTAGACGGAGAAGATCCTCATGTAGAGATTAAGGGTAATCCAGAAGATGAGTATATATTAGCATTTGACCCTTCTTGGTCAGAAAGTGAAAGTAGTGATGATTTTGCTATGCAGGTCTTAAAGTACCATAAAGATAGAGGTACATCTACCTTGGTTCACTCTTATGCTATGTCTGGCACACCCTTACGGGATCATATCTTTTACTTTTATTATTTGATTACCAACTTCAATATCATTTCAATCGTTGGAGACTACAATGGCGGAGTGCAATTTATTAATGCTGTTAATGAAAGTGAATTATTCAAATCTAAAAGTATTAAAATTAAAACTATTGATGGCGAATTTGATAAAATGGATAACTACAAAGAAGAGTTAAGGAATGCCAAATCACAGTACAACAAAAAAGATCATAGATACTTAATACTACGCAAACCTACATCTGATTGGATTAGAAGAGCAAATGAATTACTGCAAGCTAATTTTGACCACCGCAGGATATGGTTCGGTTCGCGAGCTATAGATGACTCCTACAATAAACAAAGAGCTAAAAAAATACCTATTGATAAATTAAAGTTTTTAAGATTATCTGACGACGAACAAAAACAAGCTGGAGCAGCGAAAATGATAGATTTCATTGAGCATCAATATGATATGATTAATATGACCAAGAATCAATGTGCCCTAATTCAAATTACCACTTCCCCCCAAGGCACGCAAACTTTTGGATTGCCCGCAGAACTAAGAAGGCAAACTGGACCTGATAAAGCTCGTAAGGACTCTTATTCTGCATTGGTGCTAGGTAGTTGGATGGTAAAAGTATTTCATGATATGAATAATGTGCAAGCCGAGAAAGTGTATTCTGGTTTCACTCCAATGTTCATAAGTTAACTTTTAACTTTTGTAGACTTTTACTTTAACTTTGTGTATTATAGTTTGTGAAAGAAAAAAGAAAGTATACAAAAAGATCTCAATACTGGGAAAAATTTAAAAGCCAAGAAAAGCCAATTGAAGACATTCTTCAATCAATAGCTAGTTTGGACACCGTGCCAGAAACTGCTGGTGACAGTTTTTATGTACAAACTTCTTCAGCTCATAACAGCAATAGAAATGTTCAATATACTGGCCACACTACTACTCGAAAAAACTCAATATATGCCAAAGATAAGGCTAACAAGTATGTAAACATTCGATCTGGGCTATTGCCATACGATTACTCTGGTGACGGAGTTAATGTTCGCGATGCTATAGAATTGTGTCAGAAAGCATATGCTAATATAGCTATATTTAGAAATGCTATAGATATTATGGCTGAATTTTCGAACTCACCTATATATCTAGAAGGAGAAAACGAAAGATCTAAAAAATTTATCGAGGGTTGGTTAAAAAAAATCAATATCTGGAACATTAAAGATCAGTATTTCCGTGAGTACTATAGATCAGGTAATATCTTTCTATATAGAGTAGATGGAAAATTTAATAATGAAGATCTTTTAAAATTAAATTATGTATATGCTTCACAAACATTAAGTCCTGGAGAAATTCCAGTTAAATATATCCTTTTAAATCCATACGATATAGTTGCAGATAAAGCTACAGCATTTGCGGATGGTGTTTATCAAAAAGTTTTATCTGATTATGAGCTAGAGAGACTTAGGGATCCGAAGACAGAAGAAGATAAAAAAGTATTTGATTCATTGGCTCCAGAACTGAAAAAACAAATTAAAGATGGAGCTTGGCCTCGAGATGGAGTTAAAATTGAATTAGATCCAGAAAAAATAATTTATTCATTTTATAAAAAACAAGATTACGAACCTTTTGCTATTCCTTTTGGTTTTCCTGTATTGGATGATATCAATTGGAAATTAGAACTAAAGAAGATTGATCAAGCTATTTGTAGAACTGTAGAGAATGTAATACTATTAATCACAATGGGCGCCGAACCTGACAAAGGTGGCATTAATCCAAATAACTTAAAAGCAATGCAACAACTATTCAAGAATGAAAGTGTTGGTCGCGCTTTAATTGCTGATTATACTACGAAGGCGCAATTTGTTATTCCTGACCTCAACAAAGTACTTGGTTCTGAAAAGTATAAAATTGTAAACGAAGATATCAAGGAAGGTTTGCAGAATGTGATTGTAGGCAGCGAAAAGTTTTCCAATACCCAGGTAAAAGCTGAGATATTCTTGGAAAGATTAAAAGAATCAAGGAATTCATTTTTAAATGATTTTCTACAACCACAAATTAAAGAAGTTTGTCGCAATATGGGATTAAAGTCTTATCCTACTGCGAAGTTTGAAGAAATTGATATTAAAGATGAAGTTCAATTTCAAAGAGTTATTACTAGATTGTTGGAAATTGGAATACTTACTCCAGAGCAAGGCATTAAATCTATGCAAACTGGACTCTACCCAAATCCACGCGAACTTTCTCCAGCACAAGAACCTTATATCGAACAACGCGAAAAAGGCTACTACAATCCTTTGGTTGGTGGCATACCAATGATTGAAAGTGTGCAGTCTGAAAAAGATCGTGAAATTGCTGAAGAGCAACTTGAAATACAAAAAGAAGGTGTGCAAAACCAAAAAGAAGCGGTTAAACAAAAAAGCAAAGAAACACAAAACCAAACACAAAAATCTCCTGGCCGCCCAAATGGAACAACTCAAATTCCATTGCAAGCAGCAGAAACATACG